ACATGAGCCATGAAATTTATAAAAGGCTCATAGCTTTAGAGCTCGACAGGGAATATGACAACATACTTTTGTATTCAGCGATCAGAAATGAAGTGCATACTGATGAGTATTTTACCTATTTAATAAACAAAGCAAAAAGGATATATTATCCGAGGGTTTCGGGCGATAAAATGTCCTTTTACAGGGTAAGAAGCCTTGATGAGCTTAATTGTGGTTCATTTAATATTAAAGAGCCTGATATGACGAAGGAGTATACGCAGGCGGATGGCAGGGCGCTTATGATAGTGCCGGGGCTTGCATTTTCGGATACCGGTTACAGAATCGGTTATGGAAAGGGCTTTTATGACAGATATTTATCGTCTTTTACAAAAAGAGATACTGTCATGGCAGTTGGAGTGGGCTACGATTTCCAGTTACTTAGCAGCATGACGTTTGAAGATGAATATGACGTACCCTTAGATGGGGTGATAACAGATAAGAGAGAGGTGTTTATTGATGAATGATTTAGAAAAAATTTGTGCGGATGCATATGAGGCCAGAGTAAAGATAGGAACACTGGATACTGATATCAAGAATAAGGTATTAAACGATGCAGCGGACAATCTTCTTAAGGCAGAAAAAGAAATCCTTGAGGCAAACAAAAGGGATGTGGCCACAGCAGAGGAAAATATGAAGGCAAAGAGCATGATTGACAGGCTCTCGCTTGACCATGACAGGCTCCTTGGCATGGCTGACGGACTCAGACAGATAGCAAAGCTTGCAGACCCTATTGGGGAAGTGATGTCTATGGCAAAGCGTCCTAATGGCCTTATTATCGGAAAAAGAAGAGTTGCAATCGGTGTTGTTGGCATTATCTTTGAGGCGCGCCCAAATGTCACATCAGATGCCTTTGGTCTGTGCTTTAAGACAGGCAACTGTGTCATATTGAAGGGTGGAAGTGATGCGATAAATACCAATATCGCAATAGTTAAGGCACTAAAAAAGGCCTTAACGGACAATTTGGTTTCTGATGCTGCACTTGCACTTATTGAGTCAACAGACAGAGAGACAACAAATGCGTTTATGAAGATGGATCAGTATGTGGATGTGCTCATACCAAGAGGTGGTGCAGGACTCATCCAGAATGTTGTCAAAAATGCTACAATTCCTGTCATCCAGACCGGTACAGGCAACTGCCATGTATATGTGGACAAGGATGCAGACTTTGATATGGCTGTTAATATTATTAACAATGCAAAGACACAAAGAATCAGTGTCTGCAATGCATGTGAGTCGATTGTAGTACACAGTGCCATAGCGGAGGAGTTTCTGCCAAAGCTGTACGATAAGCTAAGAGAGCATCATGTACAGCTGCACTGTGATGAAAGAGCGCAGGCAATTCTTGCCGGAAGAGACGATGTGACAGAGGCAGCTTCCGATGACTGGGGTATGGAGTATCTTGATTACATCATGTCGGTAAAGATTGTTGACAGTATTGATGAGGCAATCAAGCATATCAACAGATACAACACATCACATTCAGAGGCAATCATCACAAATGATTATGACAACGCACAGAAGTTCTTAAATGAGATAGATGCTGCATGCGTTTATGTAAATGCCTCAACCAGATTTTCTGATGGAAATGAATTCGGCTTTGGAGCTGAGATAGGAATCAGCACACAGAAGCTTCACGCAAGGGGACCTATGGGGCTTGAAGCACTGACAAGCTATAAGTATATTATTTACGGCAGTGGTCAGATCAGGGAATAGTCAGCTAAAGTATCATAGAATTAATTTGAGAGGAAATATAATATAACATGAGCTACGATATAGATATAACAAAGACACCACCGGCACATGAGCCTGAGAGGCAGTATTACTACATGGCAAAGGCAAAGGCTTTTGTTGAAAAGAAATCTAAAGAAATCGGCCGTCCTATGACTTATTTCGTCAAGACCTTTGGCTGTCAGATGAACTCTAAAAACAAGATGCCTAAAATCTTGTAAAATCAACCTTTCTTGTTAATCTAATCTTACTCATACATACAAAAAAGAGAGCAGGCTGCCTCCTCAGCCTGCTCTCACTCTCTGTAAAGGAACTCGTGCACGAGTCCGTTCTTAAACTCTATCGAAGCCACACGTCCGTCCAACAGAACAATCCTCTCAATCACACTGTTCGCAAAATCCTTAAGCACTTTTGCATCTACAGCACAGGCGAGCTCCCTGTAGTTGATGTGCTCACCTGATGCAATCTGATGAGCAATTAAAAATCCGGATGCAGTGGAGATGAAAGACATGTCATCGTATTTTGTATCTGCAGTGTCGGCTTCAAGAGCTGACAGCTCATTTTCTATGTCGCTGAGCGTGCCCTCAAGCTCCCTCTTAGACATCAGATATTCTTTTTCACTCATTGCATCATCTTCAAATAAAAACAGCTTCTTGAGCCTCTCAAGCGCTCTGATGGTCTTATCTCTTTTTGCCGTGAGTGCATCAGAATCACCGGAGCGGATGACGGTATATGGTGCAGCAGTGTACCGCTTCGGTTTGAAACCATGCATGATAGTGTCAAAGGTGACATCCAGTCCAATGTCAGCGATGCCTGCCACCTGCTCAAACTCCGGGCCGTTGAGGAGTATCTGCTCCAGATCAGAGACAGAGTGCAGCAGTTTCTTTGACTTGGAAGCCTTGACCAGATTTGAGATATAGTTGAAAATAAACGGTCCGAGCTTCACATCAGAGGTGCCCTTTGCCTTGCAGTGAATCTTTCTGTTGTGCGCACCACACCGGTATTGGCTCGGCAGAAAGCCGTCAGCTCTCGGAGCATCCGAGTCAGAGTGGTAGTGTGCTCCACACAGACCGCACACGATAAGACCGCCGAACACATGAGTCTTCTTGCTGACCACCTTGCGCCCATCCTTGCCGAGTCCGAAGGTGTTCAGGTCCATCTGATGAGTCACCCTCTCGTAGAGCTCTCTGTCAATAAGAGGTGGAAATACATCCTTCACATAGACCACCTCAGACGGATCATTCCTCTTGCCTCTGGCAGATTTCCTGTAATTGTAGCGGTAGTCACCGACATTCATAGGATTCCTCAGAAAATCAGCCACGGTCTTGCTGGTCCACTCACCGCCACGCTTGGTCGGGATGTCGTGAGCATTGCAGTAATCACGCACCACACAGGTAGAGTGGCACTCATCATAGAGCCTGTACATCATCCGGGCATATTCTGCCTCAGCATCAGAATGCACCGGGCATTGCTTCTTCGCATCCCAGTCCCAGCCATATGGTACTCTGGCACCGTTCCATTTGCCCTCAAGCGCACGGTTCATCATGATGTCACGCACACGCTCACCTGTGAGCTTGCGCTCCAGCTCAGCAAACACGAGGATAATCTTGAGCACGGCTTCACCGATGGCACTAGAGGTGTCGAACTGCTCATTTAAAGAGATGAAAGCCACCTTATGCTCCTTGAAATCATTGTACATAATAGAGAAGTCTACAAGGTTACGTGATATACGGTCAATCTTGTACACCACGACATGAGAAATCATGCCGGATTTGACCTTTTCAATCATTCTCTGATACTCCGGACGGTGAGTGTTCTTGCCGGAGCGCCCAGCATCCTTGAATACTTCAAAATTTTCAGTTTTAAGAAAATGCTTCACATAGTTGGAGCATTCCTGAATCTGAAAAGGGATAGAGTCTCTGTCAGCCTGTTTCCCTGTAGAAACCCTGACATAGATAGCGACAATTTTAGACATATAAAAAGCCCCTTTCTAAAAAAGAGGGCGTGTGATATAATAAGACTTGTTCATGGAGTTATTATATTGGCCCTCGGGTTGATAGGTAACATCTATATAATCGCTCTGCAGTTGGTAGCTGCAGGGCGATTTTTACGTTTTGTTGACTCCAACAAAACATAGATAACGTAAAAGACCCCACATAAATGTGAGGTCTTCAAAAATAACTTAGATATTTTATAATGCCCTATAGGCAAGATTTTTATTGCGTAGTTATTATATGATATTATATGCCTCACGTCAATAGTTTATTCAAATAAATATAAAGATTTTACTTTATCGTTTATTTTGTTCATTGCCGATTCTGATAAAGAAATACCATAAAGAAAATCAGTAGATTTCTTTGGAATATAAATCCGTTGCTTACTTATTGTCGTTATTTGATTTACAATGGCCATAGAACCTAATTTCATTTTTTCTATTTCAAGTTCATTTCTTTTTAAATAGAATAGTTCATTTTGTAATTTGGTAAAAGTTTGAGAAATATTTTCCTTATATTGTACTGCATTTTCAAGTTTCTTTTTCAATTCTAAATCATCAATATTATTGACCTCGGGAGAATTTATCAATTTAATTGTTGTATTAACAAAATTCTGCATTTCTGTCAACTTATCTAATTCTTCTTGAGCTGCGGCAAGCTGTTTCTTTTGTAATTGATTTATTTTTTCGTATAATTCAGTACCTAAATCAACGCTTCGTTCATGAACAGCCCTTCCATCGGTTGAAGATAATGGAATAACTGTAATTACATCAGCATTCCTTTTATTATCATTATCTAAGACTACAGCTAAATGAAGTCCACCAAGCTCCTTGCCAACATTAAAACCAAAATTAACACGTAATACATTTCCTCGGTTATATCGCATAAGTTTGGTTGAATCAAATTTATCCTCGAAGGAAATATATTTTACAAAATCTTCAAGCCAATATGAAATTAAATTAGTTTTCTTAAGTAAGTCTGTAGAACCATCACTGATATATGACTCTAATAATGAATTCACCTTACGAATAGACCTTTTTTTATGTTGAATTATCTCTTCTTTTGTAAAATTTTGTGACATAAAAACCTCCTTTAAAAATTTGCGCCGGCGCAAAACTATGAATTTAAAACAGTTTAATTAGTTATATCAGAGGATTTTCCAGAGTAAATTGTAGCTCCGGAGTCTGCATTTACATAATCAACAGATATAACAGGGGATAAATTATTAAATGCATTGTACATTCCTCCATATATGTAAAGCTGGATACTGAGAAATTGTTCTTCAAACGAAAGCTCTGTACTGGCTGTGGTAACAGTAAATTTGGTATAATCGTCATTGGCTTCGACTTTAGTTACATTTGGATAGTCGGTAGAGTTAGGAATTTTATTAAGTTCATCTGCGATAGAATCCTTAAGCGTGTTTAACATTTCCTTGTGTTGAGATTTACTCATGACATATGTAACACTTCCATCTTTGTTCAGTGTGGCAGATTTAAAAGTTCCTTTCTTGGCTTGTTTATTGAGCTCCTTTTGAGTTGTGCCTTCAACATATTCTGCAGGAATTGTTAATGCAACATTGAACAAACCGCTACTTGATATGAGCTGATAGCTTTCATTTGTATCAGGATCCTTTATTACAACTTCAAGTCTGCCTGATTGAATAGCCCATCTGAAAACAATGACTGCTATTAAAATTAGTAATAAGAAGAATATGGACATAAAAAGAGGTGCTTTACTATGTCGTTTTTTTGAGTGTTTTTTCTTATTAGCAGATTTATGTGCCTTTGTCGTTGACGGAGCAGTAATACCTTTAACCAGAGGATTACCGCAGGAAGAGCAGAATGTACTTCCTGCCTGGTTAAGAACTCCGCAGTTGCTACAGACTATCATATCTTCATTTCTTATAGGAAAACCACAGTATATACATTTGTCTGACTGATTAGAAATATCTTTTCCACATTCAGGGCATTTAATCATTGCCATATAAATTCCTCCTTAAACTTATGCTATTCATCATGTGATTTGCTTAATTCATCCATTAAACCTGACGTTATTATACCAGCCGGTAAGGCGACAACAGCAATTCCTAGGAAAGATGAAATCATAGTAATAATTTTTCCGATTGTAGTTACTGCATACACATCACCATAACCAACAGTGGTTAATGATATCGTAGCCCAATATAGGGCATCAAAATATGTTGGGAACGTTTCTGGCTCAACATTGATGATTACCAAAGCTGAAACCAGAATATATGTAATAGCCATGACCAATATGGTAATAAATGTCTCTTTTTGCTTTTTGAAAACATTACAAATCATAGTAATGCTTTTAGAATATCTAACTAACTTTAAAATCTTAAGTAATCGCAGAGATCTAAATAATCTAAAAATTTTTAGTAACTTAAAGCTGCTATTCAATAATGTTATTGATGGAAGAATGGACAATAAATCAATTATCGCCATTGGAGTTAGTGGATATAGTATAAATTTATTAAGCTTATTACTAAGCTTATCAGCTACGAACCACCGTAAAATATAATCAACAATAAAAATGATAACAGTTATCCTGTCAATCAATGTCATCCAGGATTGTTGTTTAACAAAAGCCAATGGAATAATGCTCATAATTATGACTGTAAACATAAATGTATCATAAATGGCATTTTTGTTAAGAATATTATATATTTTCTTTCGCATTGGAACTCCCTTCTACTTAATTTCATAGACTTAACATATATAAGGGCAGGATGCATGGGATAAAACTACCTGAATTCAATAATGTTTTTATTAATAACATATTTCAGGCCTCCTTTAGTGCGTCCCCTTTTGCAATATAGCCCAGCTCAATAAGCTCGTCGGCACGCTCCAGAAGCCGTTGCCTACCCTCCTCATTAAGTAGGTGGTACTTATCAAGAATTGTTTTATCATTATTATTGAGCGGAATCGAAGATTTTTCTTCCATCAGGTCAGATCTGCGACAACTAAATATCTTGCACATGGAATCTACTTTATCCATCCGAGGAGTCTTCGCACCCTTACACCAATTAGTAACAGACTGTGTACTGACTCCGAGACGTTTAGCCAAATCTGATTGTGTCATTTCGTGTATTCTAAGTTGACGTTTTAACTGCTTTGAAAAAATTTCGTTAAATTCTTGTTCTGAAATAATAATCATCCCCTTTCTTTAGTTGTATTATAAAACGTAAGTTGAAAAAAGACAAGCTAAAAAATAAAAAAATCAACTTTTAGTATTGACTTCAACTAAAAGTTGATATATTATGAGGATGTAACAAAGATAGTCAATCAAGAAAGGAGCGTATTCAATTGGATAAGCTACAGATTAGTCTAGCGGCCGCTAGAGTAAACGCAAACATGACACAAGCTGATGTTGCGGAGAAAATGCATCTTAATAAGCAGACAATTGTCAACTGGGAAAACAATAGAATTATTCCGAAACCTGCCCAGCTTGAAATGATGAGCAGAATGTACAATATCCCTGTCGATAATATTTTTTTGCCTACTAAGTCAACTTTAAGTTGAAAAATAAAATGGAGAGGAAAGAACCATGAACGATTTTTATAGCAAACTTAGACAGCGACTATATTCAGATGCAAAAGTCGTCAATTACTACGCAAAAGAAAAAGACTTAGGAAGAAACCATGACAACTATGGTGCATGCACAGCTCTGGCAGGAGTACTTAAAGAGTTGGGACATCCAACATCTGTTGCAGTATATGAGAATGATGAAGGATATCTGCTGGTACCGACTATAGAGATAGACGGAGTAAAGATAGTCGTTTGAGGAGGAAAAGACAAAACCATGATAGAAGTAATACTATTTCTCCCGTTTTTAATAATTGCAATAATGATTTTATTAAGCGATTAAAGGAATAATCACAAGGAGAGAATAGCACGGAAAGGACAAAACCATATGGGAAATCAAATTTATAAAGAAATTTCGAAGTTTGCAGAAATGCAAAGAGATGAAATCAAGAGAGAAAAAGCAAAAAAGAAAAGAAAGTCGGTATGTATAGATCCGGACTCTGTTATAGGAAAGGAAATAATGTATCAGACCGCATTACTGCATGAAATATTAGACGAGATAAGAGGAGGAAAAACCTCCCCTTAGAAAAATTAGATATAAATATGCAAGTAGCATTTAAGAAAGGAAAAGACCATGTGGAAAATATTTTTTACCTACAAGGACAAGAGCAGGTGCACTGTACAGGGAAAAGGAACCATTACACCGGAGTTGGCGGTGAAATGCTTTTACCGGTACGGACTCCATGCTGCAGAGATCATATATCAGCAGTACCCCAAGAAAGACCATGAGCCGGTACCACTGGAAGAGAAGATGCGAGAGTTCGGTGTAGATGCAACAGAAATGAAGACTGTAGTACTGCACGCAAAAGCGCTGTTGGACAGTATGCAGGGGAAGGAGAGTGAGAAATGCTAAACATAATTCAAAATGATTTTAAAACTTCAGAAACAACATTTTTGGATGAGGATAAAGTCAATCTAGTTGTAGAAAGTGTAATTGAAACCATAAAAAAAGGACTCCCAGAGGAAGCCCAAACAGTAGAAGCACTTGAATTTATAACAGATCGGATTAAAGAGAGAGTGAAAGAAAAACGAATCGAGTTATAACTGCTTTTCAACTAAATCCTGTAGAGAGTATGAGATACTGCGAAGTTCCTTGCCATCAGTAGCTGCTCTTACATGTACTAAATCAGCATCTGCTTTTGGATTTATAGGATATGTATCATGGTATTCCTTTCCATTTCCAATATAAGTTATATCGAAATAAAATATTTCTTTCTGTGAACAGAATTCCCTTGCCTTAACATTGCATATAAATGATTGGCCGGGAGCAATATATGTTTCTGCAAAATTGGAAAATGGAATGTGATCACTTCGAATAGAGAATGGAGTGATATCAGGAGAACATTTTATTGAAGATATAGTTGCTCCAGTTTGTCCAAAATTCTTTATGACTAAATAATATTGTGGCGATTGGAAATTTGTGGTTTTAGCGTATATGGCTACATAAGGACGTGATGTTTCATCAATCATTTTAGAGTTTTGTTTGAGTGTTAATACAGAAATAATTATAGCAATAACGCTTGTAATGAGAGATGCCAGTATACCAATTAATTGAATGACATCAGAAGGTGTTAAAGACATAAAAATACCTCACTTATATATTTACTCGGACGCTGCAACGTCCTGTAAGAAGAGTATACGACTGGAAAGCAGAAAAAGGCAAGATTTAATACACAGAATACAGAGGGAGAAAAAGACCATGACAAAGGAAGAATCACTCAGACTTGAGAAAATCCTCAAGAAAATAGATAAAGCAGATGAGACGAACTGCAAGAAAGAGGAAGAATACAATAGATTCTGTACTAACACGAGAGAGGACTGGAATGAGGAACAGTATCAGAAACTCAAGAGAGAAAAAGCCATCACAGAGGCAGCATACTTTGCAAGCCTCATTGAACTCAAGGCAGAAGTGAAGTGCATGCTGAATCAATAAAAAAATATATCCGGGCTTGCCGGAGCACCGCAAAACTACCCATATACAACAAATCCTCTTGTGAACCATAATAAATCCATTTCGTGTGGTGCTCCGGTAAGCCCGGGGGAGAAATCTGATTTAGGAAGGAGCGTGAGAAAAATTGAAACTTATATTCATCATAGCATTGATAACTTGCTTGATAGGGTGGCTTGAAAATAAGTTGACGAAATATGCGTTGATTGTATGGATCATACAAAAGACGAACACTCAGCCATCAAAAGAGGAGATGGTTGAGTGCAAGAAATTCGTGATAGAGCATGTGATAAAGGAGTTATGTAAGCCCAAACTGTGATTTTATGATAGCGCAGCATTTAAGAGAGAAAGGATTGAAAAGGATTGAAAACACTGACAGACCTATTTTATAGTGCGTATTCGCATCGTCAAAAGCGGCACCATCTCTCAATGACACTGAAAGAAAAACCCGGTGAGCACACAATCAGGATTTTGCAGAATGGCCGGGAAATAATCAGAGCCACAGGAGACGAGAGAGAGCAGGCATTTCAGTCGGCAGCAAGAGACTTAGTAAGAAAATTTCCGGTGAAAAGAAGGTGATAAAGACGGAGAGAGCAGATTTTAAACTCAAAGAAGTAACAAGCAGAATAGGCCCGGCATCTTACATGGAGGTGTACAGATCCACGAATGAGGATGTCGAGCTTGTGTACAAAGGCATAAGAGTCAGGGCACATGATGAGATAGAGGACTTTGATTCACTCGGAGTGAAATTTATTGAGTTGATTGACAAGCCAAGACTCGGAATGAGGATTTGGGTATATTAGGAGGTCACTTATGGAGAACAAACTTAAAGAGGCACTCAAAAAACTTGGAATTGAAACAGCGGAACAGTTAAACGCTGCCATCAAGGCAGAGAAGCCACTCGATATCGGAATCATGACATCAGAGGTGGCAAAACAACAGAAAGCAGCATCATAAGGAGAAAAAACCATGAAATTATTTAAGAAGAGCACAGCAGGAATGAAGCAGTACAAGGAGTTCAAGAAGTGTATCGGCATGATCGGAAAGATTGAGGAGAGCGAAGATGTAAAGGAAGCTGCACTCACAGCTGGCTACATAATCGGAGTAGTGAAGGAGAGACACGATAAGAGACTCATCACCGACAGCATGTTCGAGGCATTGAAGGAGCTGACGGATATCATGCTTCAGGACGTAGATGAGCGTATGAATAGTGACACACCATATGTCATGCAGATTGAGGCATAAAAAAGACCGGTCGGGAAAATCTGATTTCCTGACCGGACTCTGCGTGAAAAACAACAATAAAAGAAAAACCATAAAAATATTATAACACATTAAGAGGAAAAATCCATATGCCTAAATATACAAAATATCTTGAATTTTCACAAAAAGAGCGCACTGCCATAAGAGAGCGTGACAATTATCGGTGCATATTCTGCCAGATAGGCTATGAGATGCCACCGGCAGCAGTCCCTGAGATGGATATAACAGACATCATGCACTACATACCACGCTCATCCATGGGACTTGGCATCAGACAGAACGGAGCAGTCGGATGCCGCTACCATCATCATATGCTGGACAACGGCAGCGGTGGAAACAGAAAAGAGATGCTCGGCATGTTCAGAGCATATCTGGATGAATTTTATCCGGATTTTACAGATACAGAACGAAAATACGATAAATGGAGTTTTTTAAAGGAGAAACCATATGTTTGATAAGTTTGGAGAATTTGATTCGTTTAGCGAGATAAACGAGCTTGCAGAAAACCTACTCAACGAGGGTGACATAGAATCCCTCAAGGTAGTGGCAAAAGAAAATGGAATACAGGCTGATTTCGTGGACCTGTACGCCAACGGAGAAATTCCTGAGCTGTGCGATAAGCTCACGGCGGCACTTGGCAAGATTGATGTCGAAGCGGCAGAGCTTAAACCAAAAGAAATTATGGAGGACTGGGTGGAGTACCTAAGAGGCCAGTGCATGGAGAATGAACTACTAGCTCACAATGTCAGAAAGAAAGGCAAGACACTGAAGGGTTGTATAGCCGCTATCCTGACATGGTCCTTCGAAAATCAACAGACGGTTGACAAGGATATCATCAAGGCGGCAGGCGTATCGGCGAGCAAAGTCACACTCGGTATCCCGGGCATGGCAAGAGCCAAGAAGATAATCACTGACTACTACATGGGAAAGAAGGCACACAGATGAAAGAAAAGACAATAGAAAAAATACCATACCTAGGACTCAAAAAAATAAGCAGAATAAAATCTGTGAAGTACATTGGTATTACCGCAGTCAAGAACATAGAACATCAAAGGCACCTGCTCCTTGAGGTGTACGAAAATAAAAAGGAGTCAAAAAAGATTCCTGTAGTGAGAATCGCACTTACCAAGAAGGATTTCGGTACATACTGGCCGGACAAGCAGATATGGACGCGCCAGCAACTTTCAGCTTACAGCCCTATATGGACCAACACACACACATACACCATGGGAACCCTGGCAGACGAGAATATCCTGCAGAGCCCGGAAGACCTTGCAAGAATAAAGAATTTTTGCAGCACCAGGATATACAACGATACTCGTTGGTGGGAGCACATAGCTGAATATGAGGGCAACATCACATCAAAAGAAAGAACAAAAAGAGTAGAGCGCAAGTACAAGAGGCGCCAGGAAGCACTGAAGGACAGACAGGCAAACACCAAAGAGCTCCCCGAAAAAGCAATACTGTACAGAGCTGATCACGTATATTTCCGTGATGAACACTTTTTGTACTACAAGAAGCATGGAAGCTGGGCTGACATAGCCTGCAGTAAGTGCGGCGGTGTGACTACTGCAAGATGGAAAAGCAGTGGAGCATACGAGGACCAGTTTGAGAGAAACATAGAAGAGCCGCGAGAGAACAGCTTCGGCACATGCCCTATGTGTGGCGCCCACGGACAGTACAAGTGCAAAGGAAGAGTAAAAGGCAGCATCAGAAAAACCCGGTATCTTTTTCTCGGACAGAAATACAAAGATAATGGCTTTGTCATGAGGTACATACAAGTAGAGAAAGAGTGGACACTCGGCTTCATTGCCGGCGAGAAAGGCGATGAAATGTACAATGCCTACGAAAAACTGTCGGGGGTTGAGCTGGCAAGAGCATATTTCGAACCCGGCAAAAAGGTACAGGTTGACTATAACAAGCATGATCCGTATGTAGGGAGAGACTTCTGGGATGACTGCAATCTGTATGGCTTATCAAGCATCAGAATCAATTCCGGACCAATACTTCCGGAGACATACGGTGAGATGGCAGGAACCATGTTCAAATACAGCGCCATGAAAGAATACACAGACAGCCTCATGAGCGTATGCAATCCGATTGAGTACCTTGAGTGCTACATGCGCACACCTCAGCTTGAGATGCTTGTGAAGATGCACCTGATAGGAGTGGCAGAGAAACTTATAAAATGCCAATATGGAATCATTGAGGATGAAACAGCAACGAGACCGGATGAGTTTCTCGGTATCAGAAAGGAAAAACTCAAACTGCTCATTAAGGAAAAGGGAGACATAGGTCTGCTGAGGGCACTGCAGATGGAAAAGAGACTCGCGGAGAACTGGACAGATGAACAGGTGCAGCAGTTGGCAGAGACCGGACTCACATACACACAGGTCGTGCTCGCAGAAAAATACATGACATTGCAGAAATTTTTAAACCGCATAAAGAAATATGCATGCTGTGATTACGGAGGCTGCAGTCGGTCAGTATACAGAATCAGACACATGGCCTCTACATATGCTGACTACCTGAGCATGAGAGAAGACAGAGGCTACGATCTGACCAACACGGTATATCAGTTCCCACATGACCTGGATGAAGCCCACGAAAAGATGGTGGAAGAGGTCAATAAGGAAAAGCTGGACAAACATCTGAAGGATGTTGCGGCACGCTTCCCGAACATTCGACACAGCTACAGAAAGTTGAGAAATAAATATTATTACGAGGATGATACATACATCATCAGACCGGCAAAGTCAGCAGAGGAAATAGTAACAGAGGGGCGAGTACTTCATCATTGTGTCGGAGGAGATAACTACTTAGGGAAACACAATCGGGGAGAGACGTACATACTTTTTCTGAGGTTCAAGGACACACCGAATATGCAGTATGTCACTGTCGAAATTGAAGCCACAACACCGAACATACTGCAGTGGTACGGAGCCCACGATAAGAAGCCTGACCAGGAGAACATACAGAAGTGGCTCAACAGCTACATACGGATGCTTGTGGCAGGAACACTGAGGACAGCAGGCATGCCGGCAATGGCTATAGCATATTCAGCATAGGAGGATATATGGAATACGTGCAGATGACACTCGATGACTGGGTGCAAATGAAGCAGAAACTGAGACAGGAGCTTGTAGGCGTGAAGCAGAGCTTCGTGAGAATAGGCTATGCACTCAGACAGATTGACGACCAAAGGCTTTATGAGAATGACGGCTACAAGAGTATAGCAGAATTTGCTAAGGCTGAGTACGGACTTGAGGCATCCACCACAAGCCGATTTATATCCATCAACCGCGAATACTCGATTGACGGATATTCAGAACACTTGAGACCGGAGTATGCAGACCTTGGAAGGAGCCAGCTTGAGGAGATGCTCAAGCTCCCCGACGCTGACAGGCAGATGATACAGCCCGAGGCATCAAGAGAGGACATAAGAGAGCTTAAGAGATTCAACAAGACCGAGCCTGCAGCGGGTGTGGCAGATGACACAAGCCAGCTAATAGAGAAATTCTTTGAGGACAACAAGGATATCCTCAATGAGGTGTACTCAAACGAGTTTGATGAGGAGTCAATGAACCGATTTGCAGAAATTGTAAATCCAGCCGGAAATCGCTCATTCAAAAAAGGTCTTTACTTTATGATGATGTACGAGAATCGCGTCACAATCAAGAAGTTTGGAGACACGCCAAAAAATATGTCATGGTGGGAATTCTACCAGGTTATGCGCTCTATCTTTGATGAGGATGCAGCAGGCACCAGAACGTGGCAGAACCATTTTGGAGGAGATAATGAAGTACAGGAAAATGAGCCGACAGGAGAGCATACTACAGCAGAAACTCCTGAGCCAGAGGATGACAATGCAGCAGTTGGAGAAGCTGGCACTGATGAGGTCGAAGAGACTGAATCGGGAAGCGTGGCAGATAATGAGCCGGCTCCTGGAGCAGGAGAAGAGCAAAAGGATGCTCCCACCGACAGAACTACAGACTGCAGAGAGGATAATAGAGAGCCTGCGGACAGGCCCAAGGAACAGACGGGAGAAAAGAGCCTTGGAGAACAAATTGCGCCGGCGCAAAAATCCCCGCAAATCCTTGAAAAATCAGAGTCTGAGAGCATCGAAAAGGAAGAAAATGAAGTCCAAAGCATAGAGGAAAATGAGCCAGAGATAGAGGACGAAAAGCCGGAGACAGAAGTCATAGAAGCATGCATGACAAGAAGAGAATATATGAACACTCTTACGGTGGCGAAAATGGCTGATTACATAGCAGAGGAGCATCACAGCGGCCACTTATTGGCATCAGATTTAATTTTCCCGGAGAAAATCAGTCAATGGCTCAGAGGCGAAGTTGATAGATATGGAAAAGCACAAAGTTAGGAGGCAGAAAAATGTTTATAGATTGCGCAAAATTAGAAAAAATTTTAAAAGCTGATTACAAAACGTGGGGCGTCAAGTTTGGACTCACAGACAAAGGTATGTACATCCTGAACGGCACCGGATGGATGGTGGAAGCCGACAAAGAAAAAATCACAAAGGAATTTTTAGGTACCGTAATCAAGACATGCGGTCTTGCACCGGAAAAAGGCGAGTTCATGACGTATCAAAAAGGACACGATCCACAGTTCGAAACGGAAAGAAAACCACTCCTGTGGGACATGGCAGGCGACACAAAGGAAGCCTTTATTTCACAAATCAAAATCACGCAGCGCGACAATATGATGTCGGTCGTAAAGACACCGGGAGGTGCACGTCTCATCAATGATGCACGCCTGGCCATAGTCAACCCAGACAAGTGCCGCAAAGACGAAGATCCACCAAGCACATTCGCTGTGCACGGAGACTGGCTCGTGTCATACAATGACGAAATGGCGGTCGGAATATGTTTCACGGATCCTCTCTATAAGCCGGAGCTTGAGGTCTTAAGACTCCTCTCTGGAGTAGATTTTCACTGGATAGAGACACCATATTACGAGCTTTAGGTTGAAACACCTGCGAAAGCGAAAGAAACCGGGCATGCGAATTAATTTATATCACGAAAACTGATTTGTAAGCCATTTATACACAAGGGAGCCATTACCCAGCTCCCTTTACCTCGGAGAATAAGATGACATTACAAGAATACGAAGTGCAGGGCGGCTGTGAGGGATGCCCATTTTACGGCACGATAGATGTAGACGGCAGAAAAGGCTGCACGTTTGACTGGTTCGATGGCGAGTCGGATGATTGGAACTGGGCGAAGAATTGTGATGAGATAAGCGAATAGGAGAATAATATGTCAGAAATAGATTTAATAGTATATGGGATACTCTTAACGTTCACCCTGATCGGAACAACAGAGTTTGTGATAGGACTGTTGTTAATTAGAGAATACGATAAGCTTCAGGAAGATAGGGATAAGAGGACAAAACACAATGAACAGAAATGAATGCATAAACTGTAGGTATTACGAGAAATGCGGTAGACCAAGCAGACAGGTAAAGTGCATGGGATATGAGAAGGGAGATGACAGAGATGGGACAACACGAGAAACAGGAAGACATGTCTCTTCCACAGATTATTGAAGATATCCATGACAGGATATGTGATGAATATTGCAAATGGCCGTCACAGTATCCACTGACAACGGATGACGAGGCATATAACAGAATGGGAGAAGAGCATTGCGATACATGCCCGGTTCGAAGATTAATTTAGGAGGCAGCAGTTGAACAGCAGGACTTACAGCGGAGTAAAACCCATAGAACCTATAAGATGTGCATATGAACCTGATAAGGCCTGCGCACCGACCTGTAAATACTATAAGACATGTATACACAGCTTGCACAAGCAGGCTGTGTATACATATATAGAGGAAAGAAAAAAACATGAAAAAAATAGCGTGAAAAAAGAAACATGGGAAGATTGGGAACAAACGTGCGAGAAATTGAAAAAGTATGAGACAACTCTTAAACGAGTCGTTCTAACAACGGACAAAAAGCTGCTGTATCAGGCTGAATACAACAGAAAGATAAGAGCGGCACAGAGGCAGCAGTAAACCCATAATATATAGGTAAAAATTCTTTACCGTCCTCGTAATGGGTATTAACAAATGAGGGATTTTTATATTTAAGAGTACACAGTATGAGAAGATACGACAACTACGACTACGAAGAGGCTTTCAAAAAATACATAGATGACACCGAGGAGGAGAGGCTTGAGAAGCTTCTCAAAGAGGGCAAGGTAAACTGCCTGTACAGAACAGCCACCACGAAGTGCACCAACATAAAGTCACAGACCACTCTCCTTGAAGCTCAGATATACCCAAGCTACCCAAGGCTCAGTGACATGCCGAAGACCAAGAAGAGACCATCAAGTAAAGCCCAAAGAAACCTAAACGATAAAAATGCAAGGCGGTATTTAATTAGGCTTGGAAACATTAACTTTGGAAAAGGCGACTTATGGTGCACGTTCGGGTGGAACGATGACAAGCTTCCGGCGGATGAAGAGAGAGCCAGAAAAGATATCAAGAATTTTATCGCGAAGATAAATTACCGGAGAAAAAGAAAAGGACTGGGAAATATCAAGTACATATACGTGCTCGCATTTGATGGATATGTGAGACCACATTTCCACATTCTCATGACCGGAGACGGCATGGACAGAGACGAACTGGAATCGCTCTGGAAGAAATGCGACAGACCAAACACACGAAGAATATCACCTGATGATGATTTCCTCATCACAGGTTTAGGAGAATATATATCAAGAAATCCACACGGTACTAAGCGGTGGGTGAGCTCAAGGAACTTAAAGAAGCCACCGGAGCCAACAAAGAGCTACAGCAAGTTCAAGAAGCGACGTGTTGAGAGGATGGCCAAAGACCACACAGTATTAGAGGCGGAGCTCACCAAAGCATATCCGGGCTACAAGTTCCTGGATGCGGAGGTCAAGTACAACGGTATCAATGCAGCATTTTATATCTATGCTCGCATGGTTCGGAATTGAGGAGTGACAAATGACGAAGAAAGAATTAACAAGCGTATATTATATCAAAAAAGAAATCAAGATGTGGGAAGAACAACTGGAGCTGATTGAAAGCAAAGCAGAAGGAAAAGCAATGCAGATTACAGGCTTGCCATTCACTCCGGGCACTGGAAGCAGTGACCAGATGGCAGACTTGGCAATTAAGGCTGTGAGTGTAAGAGAGCTGATTGAAGCCAAGAAGAGAAAGCTCAATCAGCAGCAGGACAGAATTATCTCATGGATTATATCAATAGACGACACAGTCGTTCGACAGATTATGTTGTATCGTCATGTCAGGTGCTATTCTTGGAACACAGTGGCACAGAAGATAGGCATTACAGCCGAGAGCGCGCGAAAGCAACATGACAGATATCTGCAGCAGTCTCAGAAAGAAAATAAATAAAGTTGTCCGTTTTGTCCGTTTGATGTGTGATATAGTGTAAGCATAAAGGATTGGCAAAAGGGCCGGTCCTTTTTATTTTGGAATAATGACAGATACAGAAGCAAAGAAGTTTTATGACAGTAAGGCATGGCAAACCAAAAGAATAGAGATATTAAAGCGGGATCGCTTTGAGTGTCAGGACTGCAGGGCAAGAATCCAAAAGGCTGTGGCAAAAGGAAAATGGCTGCCTGAGAAAGAAAAGAAGATAGCAAGGGCGGAGCAGGTACATCACATACAGGAACTGAAGGAGCATCCAGAGCTTGCACTGGACAATGATAATCTTATTAGTCTGTGCGTTCGTTGTCACAACATCAGACATGGCAGAGTGCCTCACAAGTTTAAAAGAAAAAAGAAACTTGTGAGCCGGGAGCGTTGGTAATACCCCCCGGTCAATTTTTGTGAAATTTTCGCGAATGGCGAACGGGCATGTGGGCATGACTCCGGAAAAATTTTGAAATCTCGCGTGAAAAGGGCAAGGGGTACCAATTTCAAAAATTACTTTAAGAAGAAATTTTTCGAAGAACACAAAAATACAGTTATTTTTTTAATAAAAACCGTTAAAAAATATGCAAATTATACACAAAAAACAGACATATTTTGAGAAAAAGGGAGGTGAGCGGATTGACAAAAACGGAAATAAGAGATTCTTTGGTCAAGCAGTTGGAGCTTCGGGGAATGAATGCAGAGTTTTACAAAGACATGATTGACGATTATGTATATTATTGGTCACTGAAAAAGAAGCTGATTAGTGACATCAAGTCCAAAGGGCTCAGATACAAGACTATTAACGGAAACGGAGTTGAAGTCGAGAAAACAAATGATTCTGTTGTCAATCTGCAAAAAACCACAGCAACTATGCTCAAGATTTTAGCTGATCTGAGACTCAAGGATCCGGTACCTGAACCGGAAAAAGCAACAGATGGTTATCTGTAAGGAAATTGATGATTATCTCAAATATGTCAAAGAACATCCGAAGTGGATAAATAAAAAGCGAAAACAGCTTATCAAGAACATTGTAAAGCCATTACTTAAGCGGAATGATATTTTTTTCGATAAAGAGACCTATGAGAATTGTCTCGAATACTGCAAAGTAAATTATTATGAGCTATTTCCATACCAGAAGTTTATATACGCGTTTGTATTCATGTACAAAGACGATATTCCGGTATTCCCAAAGTTTTTCATCAAAGAAGGACGTGGAAACGGAAAGGACGGCTTCATTGTTCCCTTGGCAAATTTTTTGCAGACACCTCTGTATGGTGTCAGAAATTATCATGTTGAGATTGTGGCCAATTCAGAAGACCAGGTCAAGGACACTTTCAAGGTTGCCTATGAGATGTTACATGAAAATGCAAAGTTCAAAGGAAAATTTTCAGTAACAAAGGAGCTGATTACGAACCTTGCAACAGGCTCTGAAATGAAATATAACACTTCAAATGCCAAAACCAAAGACGGCAAGCGAACCGGATGCCTGGTGCTCAATGAGATTCATGCTTACGAGAATTATGATCAGATAAATGTGTTTGAGTCTTCATTCGGAAAAGTCAAACATTCCAGAGAGTTTATTATAACAACAGATGGCTACGTCAGAGACGGTCCGTTGGATGAGATTTCATCAATGTGCGCTGAAATCCTTGAAACCGGTGAAAATCCACTGGGATATTATCCATTCATCTGCGAAATTGACAGCATGAAAGAGGTTGATATTCCTGATGCATGGCACAAAGCCAACCCATCAATGGAGTATATGCCGATTCTGGCCAATCAGATAATGCACGATTATCTTGAAATGAAAAAGATACCGTCAAAGAGACCGGAATTTATTACAAAACGAATGGACAGATCGGCACGAAAGGAAGAGGAAACGGTCACAACATGGCTGAATGTATTGCGTGCATGTTATGAGGGCAGTACGACAGAGGAATTAGAACTGAAAAAGCCAAGAATGACAATCGATACAAAAGGGCAGCCGGCTGTAATTGGAATCGATTATGCTGACATAAGGGACTTTGCATCGGCGGGAGTCTTGACAAAAACTGAATCAGGAGAATATATATGGCGACAGCACACATGGATTTGTGCTGAATCGCCTTTTTTAGACTCCATCAAGTTCCCGCTTAAGAACATAGGGCAGACCGAATTTAATGATTTCGAGGTGGTACCGGGACCTGTAATCGATGTTAATAGCATAGTTGATTGGTGCATGGAAAGATGTGCCGAATATGATGTCAAGAAGATAGCAATGGATACATACCGTTACACTCTGTTTAAGATGGCATTCGAGGAACGGGGCCTTACGATTGAGGATCGTAAGAATCCGAACGGTGTAGTCCGGCTGATCCGGAAGATTACATCAGCAACCGGAATAATTGCACCATTTATCCAGTCCATGTTCAGTCAGGGCATGATTAATTTTGGAGCATCAGCAATAATGCGTTGGTACACCAACAATACAAGTGTTACCGAAGATAAATATGGCAATAAGATGTTTGGAAAGGTAGAACCGAAGCTCAGGAAAAATGATGGGTTCATGGCTTTTGATGTTGCAATGTTCTGCAAAGATGAGCTGGAAGTTCAAATAATATACATTTAGGAGGCAGCAATGTTTGATTTCCTGTTTCAAAAAAAGAATAAAGAGATGCAGTCTATGGCAGAGATTATTACGCTTGACTTGGAAAAGCTTAATCTGTCAAAGCTGGCAATTGAAAAAGCTGTGATGATGATTGCAAGGGCAATTGCAAAGTCTGACATAATAGTCCAGACAGACAGCAAACAGAAAAGCAGTATAGAGTACAGACTCAATGTAATGCCAAATGACCATGAGTGTGGAACTTATTTCTGGACAAGGATTATAAGAGAACTGTTATGGACACAGGAAGCACTTATCATCCCAATGAACGGCAAATATTACAAAGCGTCTGCATGGCAGGTGTCAAACAGTGTGCTGTCAGAGCGCATATACAGCAACATAACGCTTGAATGTGCAGGGGAACAGTATGGTTTATACAAAAAATTTATGTCATCAGAGGTGATTCACTTACGGTACGACAATGCAAAGATAAGAGTGTACCTGGAGTCCGTTGTGAATCAATACAACAATACGCTCAATGCAATCAATTACATGATTCGTCTATCCAATCAGCCAAAATTTAAACTGAAGCTGGGTACAGCACAGTCCTTCAGGGAAAAGCAGGCTGATGGAACTGACAAGATAGTCACAAAGGACATGTATGCGGAGAAAATCAAGAGACTGCTTGAGAGCGAAGATCTGACGGTAATGACAGAGTCGGAAGGTGTCTCACTTGAAAATATACAGATAAATGCGAGCGCAAAAGCGGAGGAGCTTGCCAAGGTTGCCTTGGCTATAAACAACGAAGCAGCCAATGCCTTTGACATTCCGGAAGCAGTATTTAATGGCAATATCACAGAGCAGTCAGATGCCACCAATGAATTTATCACCTATGCTGTCGGCCCGGTTGCGGAAGTTATAAACGATACGCTGACTGCCTACATAGTCGGTGAAGATGATTACAGCAGGAAAAATGAAAAGGTAATGGTATGGCTGGCACGTTTTAAACATGTTGATGTGGTGGATAGTGCAGTTAATCTTGATAAGCTTCGTGGAATTGGCTTCTCGTATGACGAAATCAGAGCAATGGTGGGATATCCTTTGCTTAACACTGAGTTCTCTAAAGCGAGAGCGTTGACTAAAAATTATGGAGAGGAGGGTAACAATGGCACATCAATTAAAAGTGATTAGATGGAGGTGATCCGGATATCTCGGAGCTGTCCGTTAAACAGTAATCAAGAGAAAGGAACAGAATTATGAAGAACAAAAATGTAATTTACAGATTCCAGCAGCAGGACAATGTCCATGAAATTTACATATATGACGAAATCAAAAAGACAGGTCCTTTCAACTGGGAAACATGGCAGTATGAAGATTCTGAAACATCTGCAAAGCATTTCAAAGAACTTTTGGACGCCATTCCGGAGGCAGATGAGATTAAGATTTACTTTAATTCGAACGGCGGAAGCGTTGATCAGGGCACTGCGATTTATAATATGCTCAAGCAGCATGGCTCATACAAGACCGGAATAGTAATGGGAGTGTGTCATTCTATTGCATTCACAATTTTACAGGCGTGTGATAAACGAATAATGGGACAGGGCACCACGGCCATTATTCATGATATGTGGGAAACAGTAACAGGAAATGCAGCAGATTTAAGGGCAGAGGCAGATAATCTGGATGTTGCAATGGAGAGCTGCATAGCTTTATTTATGCAGCGTGCAAAGATTTCAGAGGATGAAGTTCGAGAAATGATGCACAAGGAGACCACATTGTCACCACAGAAGGCATTAGAGTATGGTTTCATCGACGAAATTGGACTGGAAAATCTTGACAAATCGGAAAATCCGGATAATTCCACTTTGCAGCAGGTGCTTAAAGAGAATGAGGCACTGAAGAAACAGCTCTGTAACAAGAGCGAACATGAGAGGCAGTTAGCTGAATTTTATCAGTTGACACATAAAGAAGCAGATAAACCTAAGAGCAACGATTGGGGCTCATTTTTCAATTAAGGAGGAAAACAATGAAGATTGAATCTATCAACAATGAAGTTCAGGAAAAAGTAATGCAGTTACTCAATGATGCTCCGGCAGAGAAGAAAGCTGAAGCTATCATGCAGTCTATTGAGATGATCCAGGAGGCAGCGCATGAGGACCTTGTAAATCAGGTTGTTGCTGAGGCAGAAAGAGCCAGCCATGATGCCGACTTCAAGAAGCAGCTCGGTCTCCGTAACCTTTCACAGGAAGAAAAGAAATTCTATGAAGGCTTCAAGGATATCAAGCAGTCAATCACGGCCAATCAGATTGATATCATTCCGACTGAAATCATTGACAGAACACTTGATGATGTCAAGAAAGCATCACCAATCCTTAAGCTTGTCAACATGGCACCTGCCAATGTCAAGAAGTGGATCGTTGCATCACATACAGGTGCAGCAGTATGGGGAGCTCTTACAGACTCAGTTAAGGGTGAGCTGAGCACAGAGATTTCAGCACTTAACATTGACCTTCACATGCTCACCGCTTACTTAGTTATTCCAAAGGCAATCAGAGAGCTTTCGCTTGAGTTTGTTGACCGTTATTTTATGGCAATTTTGTCAGAAGCTATGCAGGATGGTCTTGTAAAGGGATATCTTGATGGAGATGGAAAGACAGGACCGATTGGTATTTTCCGTCAGATTGAAACATCCAACAGCGACGGTACCAATAAGGCTAAGACGGTTGTGACAAACATCACAAAATTCAGCCCTAAAGGACTCTCAGATGTGAGAAAGACTCTTACCAATAATGGAAAGCGTGTTGTAGACAAGCTGTATCTTATCTGTAATCCGTCAGACGAGGCAGAATATGTTGACCCATGCATGTATGGAGAGGCTCTGACAGGCGGCTATGTCAACAAGTCATTCATTGACATCGAAAAAATTGTTGATGCCAACTGTCCGAAGGGTAAGGCTGCATTTACAATTGCAGGATACTACACTATGGGAACAACAGGTGTGAGAGTCAATGAGTATGACCAGACAAAGGCTATGGAAAATGCAGATCTCATTATTGCATCATGCTATGCAAACGGTCGTGCGGTTGATGATAATGTTGCAGTTATCTTTGATGTAACTAAGCTGAAGGAGTATGTGCTCCCTGTAACACAGGCTACAATCGTTCAGGCTGGACAGGAATAATAAAAGAGAGGCAGTAATATGGAGAACACAGAACTGACAGCACTGGTATCAGAGATGAGGGCAGAATTCCAGATTCCGCCATATTACGAAGACAGTCAGCTTGCAAATCTTGCAAGAGAGGGTGAATGTACAGTCGGGAGCTTAAATCCCGGCTGCAATATCACAACAGATCTGACATACAGGATGCTGCTTAAAAATTACATGTATTATGCATATCACCATAGAGTCAGTGAGTTTATGGATAATTATTCAAGCGTGATTTTAACATGGCAGATGGAGACGGAGGTGGAAGCGGATGGCAATGCCTGAATATACAGATGGTGTGCTTGAACTTCTTAGGATAGAGGAGGATTGTTCGCAAGACTTTCCGGTTGAAAAAGTAAGATCTACCGGGATGCATATCTGGTACAGGGAGCTTTCTGTATTTGATACAACACGAGCTAAGCTGTCTGCAGATGGAATAGAGGTTACAATGAAAATCAGTATTCCACAGTATAAGCAGATCAACAGTAAGTGCATCTGTGTAATAGATGGAGCACAGCATGAAATATACAATGTGGCTCACGTGACCACTAAAGACGGCTTCAAAGAAACAGAACTGACACTTAAGACTCCGACATATGACAGGGAGGTATATGATGACGAAACAGGAACTCAGTGAGATGTTACATGCCACTGGCTGTCCGGTCAATGAAGGAATATCTGATCTTGATAATGGAAAGAAGTTTCCGAGAATTGATTATTGGGAAATAGCATGGAATGATGTGATGGCATCAGGTGACAACTATGAAGATAAAATCACATGGCAGGTGAGCTTTTATTCTCGCACACCAAGAAATGAAAAGCTGATAATGCTGAGAGATATGATGCGCAAAAAGGGACTACACCCAACTATCCTGCATGAATTTATTACAGACGATAAAATTTGGCATTCGTATTTCTCGCTGGAGACAATGAATGAATGATATTACATTTGAAGATTCCGGAATGGAAGAATTTCAGGATATGCTTGGAAGTTATCTTTCAAAAGTGGACGAAAAAAGTGCTCTGGATGCAATAGAGGAGGGAGCAAAGGAGTTTGTTAACGACCTGTTGCGCCTGCCAAAGCCAAGAAGAAAGGTCACAGCTCCGGGATATACACATCTGGTTGACTCATTTAGCTACAAGCGTGATAAGACAGGAATAGATGTGGGATGGGGCAAGTATTACGGACCGATGCTTGAACATGGCACGAAAAAAATGAGCGCAAAAGCTCACTTGAAACCATTATTTGAACAGAACAAAGAAAGATACTATAAAAAGATGATAGCAGCATTGGATTTATAGAATAGGAGGCAATTATGGCAATTAAAACTAAGAGACCACCAATGAAGGAGACTGTAGGAGCTCAGTATCTGTGCTTCAATACAATGGATACAGATGGCAGGTGGACATCCACATTTGCGGAAGAGGTGGAGAAGACAGAAGTAGTTAAAAGTGTAAAGGTAACGGAAAATGGAGAACCAACTGATACATACGCGTCAGGAGCAGTGTATGACAGTGATATTACAACAACTTCAACAGATATCGAGGTGGAAATTGTTGCATTTCCGGCTGACACACTTGCAAAATTACGTGGTGACAATGTTGACACTGATGGCCTTATTCTTTCAGGTGGAAACAGACCACGACCATATTTTGCTTATGGTAAGGTGGTCAAATTAAGAAAAGGCGGATATAGATACGACTGGTATCCAAAGTGCAAGCTAAGTGAAAACTCTGATGATATATCAACAGCTGAGGAGAAGGCAAAAGAGCAGACAGATACAATCAAAATCAAAGCATATCCATTCAATGAGGATGGAGACATTGTTGCAAGGGTAGAGAATGCATCTGCACCGGAAGGACTTACAGAGGATAAATTCTTCAGCAAGCCTATCCTGACCAAAGCAGATCTTGCAGCAGTATTGACAGCAACAGCAAAGGAAAATTAACCTATGGACGAGAAAATCATAACCTTAACCGATGGCACAAAGCTGGAGGTTAAGGTTAATTTTATGACATTATATCTAATCCAGAAACATGGATTAGACAAAGTAATCAATAAAGAGGCACTATCAGAAGATGAGAACATGGAAGCGGCCGCAAAGCTGATTTATATTATTCTTCGGTCTAACGGTCTAAAGGTAGATGAAGACGAAGCACTCATTTTGACACCGATGGATCCAGAGGTCATAAGAGAGCTGTTTGATGAATTCGGCAAAAAGGTTGATAAATATAAAAAAAAAGAAGCCACAAAAAAGAATCAGCCACAGACCAGGAAGAGGAAAAAGAAGAAATCGAAATAAACTGGGCTGAATACATGGTAGCTGCAAGAATGATGGGTATGAGCGAAAATGAATTTTTTAACTCGGATCCCATTTTTTTTAATGAGTGCCTTGAAGTGTGGCAGGAGGTCGAGAAAAAGAAAGTGGGTGTGATATATGGCAGACAGTGAAATGAAAGCTGTAGGGCTTAAATTAAAGGTAGACGGTACCGTAGACTTTAAGAAATCACTGACAGAAGTAAATAATGCTGTAAATGAAAACAGATCTGCCTTCAAGCTTGCCAAGTCGGAATGGGACAAGAGCACGTCATCAGCGGAGAAACTCAGGGCAACTCAGGAGTATTTACAAAACCAGACAGAAGCCTATACAGCTAAGGTTGACAGGCTCAACGAAATACTTAAAGCACAGGAGAATGCTGAAAAGAGAGACGAAGAGGCAATATCAAAGACAAGGCAGCAGTTGGATAATGCACAGGCTGCCCTAAATCACTACAAAAGTGGTCTAGAGGATGTAAACAAAAAGCTTGAAAGTGGTGCTGCAACATTAGAGGATTACTCCCAAAAGGTACAAAATTTTAGTGATGCGACCGGAAACGTTGGCAGTTCATTAAACAAAAATGTTACTGCACCGATTGCAGCGGCAGGTGCCGGAATAATGGCAGCCTGGGAGCAGGTTGATGAAGGCATGGATATTATTGTCGAAAAAACCGGTGCGTCAGGAGATGCTCTTGAGGAAATGCAGACTTCTGCAAGAAACATAGCAAAGAGTATTCCGACAGATTTTGCAACGGCAGGAAGTGCGGTTGGAGAAGTCAATACAAGGTTTCATATGACAGGACAGGAACTGGAGGATTTATCACAACAGTTTGTTGAGTTCGCTTCGCTTAATGATACTGACGTATCATCTTCGATTGATAACACCCAGAAGGTTATGGAGGCATTCAACCTCAAATCCAAGGATGCAGGGGCACTTCTTGATACCATGAATAAAGTAGGACAGGATACAGGTATATCAATGGACACACTTGCATCCTCAATGGTATCTAATGCAGCATCCCTAAAGGAACTTGGTATGTCAGCTGCAGATGCCGCAATCTTCCTGGGGCAGTGTGAGACGTCAGGTGTTGATACAAGTACGGTGATGGCTGGCCTAAAAAAAGCTCTTGTTAGTGCATCTGGAGAAGGCAAATCTATGAAACAGGCTTTGTCAGATTTGCAAAGCACAATGTCAGGCGCGAATAATTCAACAGAAGCATACAATGCTGCCATTGATTTGTTTGGTTCAAAAGCAGGACCGGCACTGGCGCAATTCTGCCAGGATGGAAAACTGAATTTTGAAGAGCTAGGCAAATCATTGAATGACAATGTTGGAAGTGTCAGTGATACATTTAATGCAACGTTGGACCCGGCAGATCAGTTCAAACTCACATTAAATCAGTTAAAGGATGAAGGGTTTGAACTTGGCAATGCATTAGGACCAATACTAGCACAATGTCTTCAGACAGTAACACCGATTCTTAAGGACATTATCAATTCATGGAATTCATTGTCACCAGAAACACAGAATATGATCATCAAATGTGCTCTTCTTGCAGCAGCAGTTGGCCCTGTGATTTCTATCATAAGCAAGGTATCAGGAGGGGTTTCGTCACTAATTGGCATTATATCTAAAATTGCACCTGTATTGGGACCTATAAAAACTGGTTTTGCAGCAGTAAATGCAGTCATGGCCGCTAATCCGATACTTATAATTATTGCGGCGGTTGCAGCACTTATAGCTATTTTTGTGACACTTTATAATAAGTGCGAATGGTTCAGGGATGGTGTAAATGCCATATTCGGAGCTGTAGCCGATTTTATCAAGGGAGCTATTGATAAGATTAAAGGATTTTTCAATTTCGATTGGAAATTACCAAAAATAAAGTTGCCTCATTTTAAAGCGAGTGGAGAGTGGTCACTTTCCCCACTTAAGGTACCTAAATTTTCCGTGGATTGGTATGCGAACGGAGGAATCCTGAACAGTCCGACCATATTTGGTGCAAATGGAGATTCCCTGATGGGAGGGGGAGAGGCTGGAAAAGAGGCGGTACTTCCAATTAAACTGTTAAAGGACTACATCAGAGAAGAAAATGATGCAAATAATGCAACATTGGCCGCAATGATCGTTGAAGCATTCAAATCAATATCAATGACTGCGGAGAATAACATTTATATTGGAGATAAGAAGTCGATCACATTACTTACAAATCTCGTTCTTAAGCAGATGGCAAATAAGACATTAGCAACACAGGGGGCGAAAGGAAAATAATGCATGACATACAATACAATGACATAAGAGGCTCTTCGCTTCAGATTTTTGCCCGGGAGTTGATATCTATTCCTGCCGCTCAGCCGAATATGGAAGAGGTAAAACTATCAGGGCGGGATGGAACCATATACAAGTTTAATGGTACATATGCAGCAACACCAATAAAGATACCATTTAATTATATCGGAGCAGTAGACAGGTGGAATGATCGCTGGAGAATGGCAAAACAGTGGCTGTCAGAAAGAAATGCAAAACTTATTATATCTGATGATGCAGGCTTTTTTTATAAAATAACCTATGTTGAATTAGATGATAATGAGAGGACATCTGAGCGGATAGGCAATTTTACAGCGATATTTCACACACTGGATGGGCTCCAATATTCCGTAGATGGTGCAATGGAATATGACATAGAAGATGTTTGCTGGAATCCTTATATAGAGTGTCATCCGACATATAAGATCGCAGCAGAAGGTATGTGTACGCTTAAGATCAATGGAAAAACGATGACTGCTAATGTTGGTCAAAATCTGACCATAGATACAGATCGGATGATCGCGTATCGCGAGGATGGTACTTTGAATAATACCAAAGTGTCAGGAAATTATGAAGATATGTATCTACAGCCGGGAAACAACAAGATTGAATTTTACGGAGGAAATCTGAAAGTGATACCTAATTGGAGGTGCTTATGATCCAGATATATAACATTGAAAATACAAACTTTGATCAGAACGGAGATATGTCATTATTTCCTTCAAGTGCATCCGTTCATGCCGTATTGAATGGAATATGGGAGGTAACGCTTGAACATCCAAAGGATTCAGAAGACCGCTGGAAGTATATTAAAGAGGGAGCAGTTGTTAAGATGCCTTCCTTTAATGGAGAGCAGCTTTTCAGAATAACTCATAAGGAAAAAAGTGATTCAGGAATATCTGCTGATCTGCAGCCTATATTTATGGATGCGGCAGATGATTGTTTCCTTTTGGATGTCCGTCCAACTGACAAAACAGGGCAGCAGGCTCTTGATATCATGACTGCACCGAATAAAAAGTATACAGCCGAAACAGATATTACATCGACTGGAACTGCATATTACCAAAATAAAAATCTCATCGAAGCCATCAATGGTGACGATGAGAATTCTTTTGTTAAGAGATGGGGCGGTGAAATCGTATATGATAATTACAAAGCGATAATAAATCGTCATGCTGGCAGCGACAGAGGTGTTGAGATCCTTTACGGAAAAAACATTGCTGAGAACGGAATGAAAGAGGAGGTTGACCTAAGAAATGTGGTTACCAGGATCATTCCACAGGCATATAACGGATATCAGATAGATGGGGATGCTCCTTGGGTTGATTCCCCTCTTATAGACAAATATCCAACAGTCAAATATTCAACAATGAAATTTGAAGATGTAAAAATGAGAGCTGATGCACAGGAAGATGATGAATCGAAAGGTGTGATCATATGCGATACACCGGCACAACTGGAGTCTGCACTTATAAAACGCTGTCAGGAACAGTGGAAAGCGGGGGCAGACAAGCCTCAAGTAACTATATCTGTGGATATGGTAATGATTGAGGATACAGAGCTGTATGCCGATGTCAAGGGGCTTGTAGAAGTGTCTCTTGGTGATACCGTACATTGTAGAAACAATAATCTTGATATAGTTACAGATGCAAGAGTTACGGAATTAGAGTGGGATTGTGTGAATGACCGCATATTATCTGTATCGCTGGGCGATTATCAATTTGATTACATATCAAATCAGGTCAGTATTAATAACCGAATTGAGAGCGCAATCAGAGAAGATGGATCTGTGATCGGCTCTCGGGTGCAGGGAATACTGGATGCAGTGAAAACACAGTTTCATGCACTACGTGATGTAGCTCAAAAGCAGGATGTACGAGCCATGCTTTTTGAGGATTTAAACCCTGATTCACCTACGTTCGGAGCTATGTGTCTTGGCTCTATGGGATTTGAAATCGCATCAAAACGTACATCAGATGGAAAAGACTGGATCTGGAGCACATTCGGAACAGGACAGGGATTTTTTGCTGATTACATAATTGCTGGGACAATGCTTGCTGATCGTATCTATGGAGGGACACTTACATTAGGAGGCCGTGATAATAAGGCAGGGATTATGAAAATCCTGAATGGTTCTGGTGCGGTGATGACCACTCTCGATAAAGATGGAATCCTCACTAATGGAAGATACACTTGCGGAAGTGATGAATTTGGCCGAAGAGCAGAAATCTCAGAGGGTGAGATAAAGATCATGGACAAAAGTGGTAATACTGTCGGGAGAATTTTTGCAGTAAGTAATGAAATTTTTAAAATCGGTACTGAAAATGCATTATTTAGAATGTTTAAGACTGGCGAGGTATATGTTGATTGCCAGTCATTCGGTGTAAACGGATATAACGGATTTACCGGAACAGTAGAGTATTCGGATGGAACTTATGAGAATTATGTTGGAGGCCTACTTATAGGAGGAAAATCGAAAGAGGGTGCTTATCCATGATTAGTAATAATAAATATTTGACGCAGGGAGAGATGGAGAGCAATGCCAAAGAAATTTATACATATCTAAGTGATAAAGGCTGGACAATCAATGCAATCTCAGGCCTGCTTGGAAATATGCAGAGAGAATCAACCATTAATCCTGGATTGTGGCAAAGCCTTAAAGAGGGCAACTATTCCGGTGGCTATGGACTGGTGCAGTGGACTCCGGCGTCAAAGTATACTAACTGGGCAACAGCTAATGGATATGAGATTGGTGATGGAATTGGACAGTTATATTGGATAGATCAGTTGACGGAGTCATCGGGAGAATGGTTATCAGTGGAAACATACAAATTAACCTGGGCTCAATTTAAAGCGAGTACAGAAACCCCGGAATATCTGGCATCAGCATATCTTAAAAATTTTGAGCGTGCCGGAACAGAGAAGGAAGATGAGAGAAAGCAGAATGCAAGAGCATGGTATGACTATCTTAATGCAGGAAGATACATAGTAAGGTTTGTTCCTGCCTAATGGCTTCAGCAAAATGCCTATTAATGTTTCGAGCATCAATACAAAAATACTTTTAGAGAATGAAGGGAGAATTAAATGCAGACCATAAAAAGAGATATCTATGTTACGAAGGATGTATTACAGGCCCCAATAGAGGTAACGGAAGGCACCAACTCAATAGCAATAGAGTTTGACGTGAGGGATTATGATATTCCGGCATCAGCGGTAGCAGTTGTGTACAGTATGTGTACAAGCACTATGGCTGAGCCTAATAAAGCCTTGGCAGAAGTGGATGGAAATACGATTACGATTATTCCTTCTGAGTCATTTTTTCATGCAGGGCAGAATGTTATGCAGATCAGAGTGATAGATGGTGACAGTAAGCTGATATCGTTCAACATAATTGTTAAATGTACTGGAAAAATGAGATTTGGTGATGAGGAAGAGGAAAAGCAGACTACACTTGTGGAACAATTGCTAAAAAGATTTGGCAACTACGAAGCAGAACTTAAGGATGTGAGAAAAGGATTTGCAGGAGAGTCATACGATACAGCGGGGGAGGCTGTTAGAAAACAAATTGAAAGTGTCAATCAAAAAGTAGATAAAATAGAAACTATAAGTACCAAGGAAATTGATACAATATAAGTTTTGAAACAAGAGGTGAAGTATGAGAAGAGGAACAACTCCAACAATCAAAATAAAATTAAAAGGTTGTGATATAAATAATTTGGAAAAAATATATGTAACCTTTAAACAGGGAAAATATGAGTTTGAGAAGTCCATGGATCAATTGAATACTTCGGATGAAACATTATTTATTAAATTATCTCAAGATGAAACACTGCAGCTTGATGCTATGAAGAATGTATTGATACAGGTCAGGGCAAAGACAAAAGATGAAAATGTAATTGCAAGCAATATCAAGTCAGTACCAGTTGAAGATATATTGAAAGAGGGGATGATATGACAGAAATTGAACTTGAAATGGAAAATGATACTGAATTAAGAATTGAATGTGAGCAAATATACATAATGGATGATTATGAACAGCTAAAAAACAAACCCCGCTTGAATGGAAAAGAAATATCAGGAGATATGTATGAGACAGATCCAACCATACCAGAATGGGCTAAAGCACAAAATAAACCATCATATACCCCGGAGGAGGTGAATGCAGTTAATAATGATAATGCTATTACCATTGAAGAAATAGAGGCTATATTTAATGGACTTTAGATAACAGAAAGGAGAACTATGGAAAATAAATATTTAAATCTTACAGGTGCGGTATACATCATTAGTAAAATTAAAACTCTATTGGGAGATAAAAGTGATAAAGGACACACACATTCAAAGGAAGAAATCGGATTAGGCAATGTTGAAAACAAATCATCACAAACTATCAGAGGAGAGCTTACAAGTGATAATGTAATAAAAGCACTTGGATATACACCACCGAAAGAAAATACAACGTATGCTGTTATGAAAGGTGCAACAGCTTCAGCAGCTGGAACGTCAGGATTGGTACCTGCACCTGCAGCTGGCGATCAGGGAAAGTATTTACGAGGGGATGGTACATATGGAACACCGACAAATACAACTTATTCTGATGCAACACAGACTGCACATGGTCTTATGTCAGTAAGTGATAAGAAAAAGCTTGATGGAATAGCAGAAGGTGCAAATAAGACAACAGTAGATAGTGAACTGAGTAACACTTCAACAAACCCGGTACAAAACAAGGCAGTACAGGCTGAGCTAACTAAGAAAGCACCTATAGCGAGTCCGTCTTTTATTGGTACACCTAAAGTGCCAACAGCATCAGCTGGTACAAATAATACTCAGGCCGCATCAACAGCATTTGTAACATCGGCCATTTCAACAGCGATGGCCGGTATTACTAAATTGGATTTTCAAGTAGTGCAGACATTGCCATCAACAGGCGTTAAGGGAACGTTTTATTTAATTGCCAATTCTGGAAGTGGACAGAATGTGTATGATGAATATTTATGGATCAACAATAAGTATGAAAAATTAGGTACAAGAGAAATTGATCTAAGCAGCTATATAAAGCAGTCAGATATGGTTGCAATAACCAATAGTGAGATAGATGCGGCATTTGCATAGAAAGAAGGAGAAAAAATGGCAAAATATTTGGACCTTACAGGATTAAAGTATTTTATCACAAAGAGGATAGGAAAAACGGACATATCCAAGATAGGGGATGGAACGTGTACTGGAGCTATAAGTGCATTAAACCAGAGTTTAGGTAATCTTTTAAATAAGCAAGATTGGAAAGAAATCGGAACATTTAGAGATGTTAACGAACATGTAATATCAAATATAAAAAGTTATCGAGAATTAAGGGTAAATTTTATGCTTTATTATTCGGGGAGTTCATATATTACAAGAGACTATGTTTTTCCAGTATCAGAATCTAATAATCTTGAATTCTTATTTTTAGACGGGAATTACTATGACAATAATAATTACAGTTCATGGTGTATAGTTTATAATACAATAAAAAATAGTATTCAAAACAGAAGTTCATGGCTTCGTAACGTAATACTCGGTAAAGATACAACTTGTCAGTGTGTTTACAGGGTTTATGGTAGATAAAATTAAAGTTTAAAAATAAAAAATCTAAAGTTAAAACTTGATTATATGATGTATCAGCTACAACACAAATTATTATACAAAAAGACATACCGTATACTTGGTTTGAAGTGTTTGCACAATTATTGACAACATTAATACAAATGCACAGAACGAAAGGAGAGACATCATGAAAGGAATTGACGTATCATCATACCAGGGAGCAATAGACTGGGGCAAAGTAAAATGGGCTGGTGTACAGTTTGCCATTTTAAAAATCATCAGAAAGGACCTGAACCCGGATAAAACCTTTGAGCAGAATTGGAAAGGTTGTACAGAAGCCGGAATGCCGATACAGGGCGTCTATAATTATTCTTATGCTGCTACAGCAGAAAAAGCAAAAACAGATGCGCAGAGAGTAATCGAAGTGCTTGCCGGAAGAAAGACATTTGTCTGGCTTGATGTAGAAGACAGATGCCAGCAGGGGCTTGGACAGACTTTGATTGACATCATCAACACATATCAGTCAGAAATCAATGCGGCAGGGCTTGATTTTGGAGTATATACCGGGCTTAGTTTCTATAACACCTATATCCTGCCATATGCCAATCAGATTAACTGTCCATTCTGGATAGCACGCTATCCATCAACAAAAGGAATGACTATCGGGGATGATCCTAACGATGCCAAGAAGCCTGCCATTGCACATAACCTGTACGGATGGCAGTACACCAGCGCATTCACCTGCTCCGGACTCAACAACAGCACGGATGCCAACCTCTTATACGTGGAGCTTGGAGCAAATGATACAACAGTAACAAGCCAGCCTGAAGCTGCGCCAGCTAAGCCAAGAGACGAGAGCTGGAAGGGCAATATTGACTATTACTTGGAAGGCGAAGAGGTAAGAAAATGGCAGCACGCTATGAATGTAGGCTTCGACCTCAAAGGAGCTGATGCGCTGAAAGAGGATGGCAAATTTGGAGCAGACTCGCAGGCGTTCGCAAAGAGCCACAACCTGTGGAGCGGCCAGAAACATTACTGTCCGACAGCAATAAAGTGGCTGAGAAGGACGCTGCATGATGTATATAGCTTTACTAAGCTAGATACAGACTATAAAGAATGGAGCGACTACCTCTCGAAATGTGTGATGGTATTCCAAAAAAATAGAGGACTGACACAGGATGCACGTGTCGGACTTCTCACAACCTACAGGCTTTTGAAAGGATAAGGAAAAAATGATGAATGATATTACAAGATTTTTTATGACAACAGCAAGCAACAAAATTATGGAGATAGTAGTAATATGCATAGTGATGGACACTATCTTCGGAGTATTACGAGCAATCAAGGAGAAAAAGTTTAATTCAAACTTCGGAATAAATGGAGCAATCAGAAAAGTTGGTATGTTGATTTCTCTTGTACTCCTGGCTCTGGTCGATTCAATCATCAGATTGAATCTCATCGGATTTATCCCGGAAGGGGCGAGAACATACCTTCCGGGACAGACAGTCGGGACGATGGAGTTTTTCGCATTACTATATATAGCGTATGAGATTGTAAGCATATTGAAGAATATGTCATTGTGCGGTTTACCAGTCAAAAAGGTGTGGCGCACAGTTAAAAAGGCACTATCAAAGTATACCAATGAGCTGCCGACCGACTCAACAAATTAAATAATTATTATCACATAGGGCATCTGTCAGATTGATGGATGTCCTATTTTTTTTATTTTAAAATAACATTATGCGCAAAATACTATTGACATTATGCGCATAATGTGATATTATAATCATGTAAGGAGGTAAGACAAGTGAGTAAGAAAAAGAAACGACAAAAGAAAAAAGGCAAGAATGAAGCCCTTCAAAACATCATTCTTGCCACAGCAATTATAAATCTGATAATAAGCGTTTTACAATTGCTAAACTTAATACTCAACAAGTAACCAATAAACAGTTGAGTAAAAGGGGAGCGGAAAGCTCCCCACACTCTCAACTTACTACGAAAATATGAAAAAGTCAATGGAGGTAGTAAAATGGAAACATTATTTTTAATTAGTCAGATAATATTCGACATCTTAGTTATAATATACATCGTAAACGAAAAGAGGAACAAATAATATGAGTGAGTTTAATCAAAACCAGTACATTAATAAATATATCAAAGAAAAATATGATAGAATCAACCTGACAATGAAAGCGGGGAAAAAAGAAAAAATCAAAAGCGCTGCCTCCAAGAGAGGCATGAGCGTGAATGAATACATTAATTGTCTGATTGACAATGATTTGTTGCAAAATATCGAATGAATGTGCTATACTCACATGAGATTAATTAAGAGAGGAAAAACACATGATTAACTTAGATGACATAGATATCACCCATACACCGCCAACCCACGAGCCTGAGAGACAGTATTACTACATGGCAAAGGCTAGGCAGTATGTCAAGAAAAAGTCCGAAGAACTGGGAAGACCACTAACCTTGTTTTTAAAGACATTCGGGTGTCAGATGAATGCCCGCGACTCAGAAAAGCTTGTCGGAATACTCGAGCAGATAGGCTACGTGGAAGGAACTGATGAGCACTCGGATTTTATTGTATACAACACCTGTACCGTACGCGAGAATGCTAACAACAAGGTGTACGGCAGACTTGGGTATCTGCAGAATTACAAGAAAAAGAATCCTCTGATGAAGATTGCTCTCTGCGGCTGCATGATGCAGGAGCCGGAGGTTGTTGAAAATATCAAAAAGCACTATAAGTTTGTAGATATCGTATTCGGAACCCACAATATATTCAAGTTTGCAGAGATTTTGTGCAACAATATCGAGTCTGGCTCACAGGTGATTGATATATGGAAGGATACCAATCAGATTGTCGAAGATCTGCCGGTGAAGAGAAAGTTCTCTTTCAAATCAGGTGTCAATATCATGTTTGGCTGCAACAATTTCTGCAGCTACTGTATCGTGCCATATGTAAGAGGACGTGAGAGAAGCAGGGAGCCTAAGGATATCATAAGAGAGATAGAAAAGCTTGTTGCAGACGGAGTGTGCGAGATAATGCTTCTCGGACAGAATGTCAACTCATACGGTAAAACTCTTGACAATCCTATAACCTTTGCAGAGCTTCTTCGCGAGGTCAATAAGATTGAAGGACTTAAGAGGATTCGTTTTATGACATCTCATCCAAAGGATTTATCCGATGACCTGATTATGGCGATAAAGGAATGCGACAAGGTGTGCAAGCATATGCATCTGCCGCTTCAGTCAGGAAGCTCAAGGGTGCTTAAGGAGATGAACAGGCACTATGACAAGGAAAAATATCTCGACGAGGTAAAGAGACTTCGTGAGCAGATTCCTGATATTGCAATCACAACTGATATCATTGTGGGCTTCCCGGGAGAGACCGAGGAGGATTTCCTTGAGACAATGGATGTTGTCAAGCAGGTCAGATATGACAGTGCTTTTACATTTATTTATTCAAAGAGAACAGGCACACGCGCTGCCACAATGGAGAATCAGGTGCCTGATGATGTGGTCAAGGACAGGTTTGACAGGCTCTTAAAGGAGGTTCAGACTATCTCATCGGAAAAGGCAAAATGCTATGAGGGCAAAGTGGTGCCGGTACTTGCAGAGGAAATGGATGACCAGAAGGACGGCTATGTGACTGGACGTATGGACAATAATTCAATCGTACATTTTCCGGGTACCGAGGATATGATTGGAAGTATCTACAATGTGAAGCTTGATGAGTGCAGAGGCTTTTACTATATGGGAGAGATAAAAGAGGATGCGTAAGCGTTTTGGCAGAAATGATATAATCCTGATATCGGTTATTGTAATTATCTCTGTCGCTCTGCTTCTTATATGGAAGCTTGTATATTTAAAGGGACAGGATACGGATAGCGATGCATGTGTCGAGGTGACTATCGATGGAAGGACCTATGGCACATATTCGCTTTCAAAGGATGATACAATTGAGATAAAAAACGGCGATGGCGATGTTACTAACACTCTTGTCATAAAGGGTGGTGTGGCGGATATGACCTCTGCCGACTGTCCGGATCATCTGTGTGTGAAGCAGAAGGCAATATCAAAGGAGGGTGAGTCGATTATCTGTCTGCCAAATAAGGTTGTTGTGACGGTAAAAAGCGACACGAAATCCGATATAGATTCGATATCCAAGTGATACCTGAACATTTTTATAGAAAGAATGAGATAAATGAAAACCAGAAAGATTGCATATCTTGGTATGCTTATGGCACTGGCACTGGTGCTAAGCTATGTTGAGTCACTTATACCGTTTGCGGTAGGCATACCGGGAGTGAAGCTTGGACTTACAAATATAGTGACAGTAATCATGCTTTATATAGCAGCACCCATGGAGACGTTTCT